CATCAACATTAATTGCGGTAATAATATCTTGTGTTGTAGAAAATACATAAGATGTACCGTCAAATGTAGTAGAAAATGTACTTTTAGCTGGAAGTAGTAATGTTGCAGGTTTTACTCCGTTACTAGGTAGTGTAACTACAATTTTTATATAAGCAGTAGATGCTTTAACTGAAGATGGAATATAACCAATTTCTTTTGCACGTGATACAACGCTTGAACGTTTAGAAGCAGAATCAATAAACATTTCATTAACTGCAAGATTTTTATATAATGCATTATAATGTGTATTATATGCTAAAATGTCCATAAGAACGTTCATTGCTGAACCTTCAAAATTATAATCTTTTAATTCTGTTTGACTACTCATGAACGTTATTAAGTTTTTCTTAATTTGATCAAAGTCAAGGTCAGTGGTTGGGATTCTGATATTAGCCATTAGCGTGTTCTCGTGAGTACTAAATCTACATTAATTGGGGTTGTTGTATTAACAATTAGGAATTCTATTCTTACATATACTTCATGATTGTCTGGTGAAATATTAACATAAACATCAATTAGTCTCACCCTTGGCTCAAAATTTGTTATAGTGTCAATAATAGAACGCTGAATCATTGTTCCTAACATAGGAGTTGCTGGTTCAAATAGTAAACCACGCAACTGAGAACCAACTTCTGAATGGAATGGTCTCTCATAGTTTTGAGTTAGTACTAGATTCTTAACTGATTGTTTTATTGCTTCTTCGTCGTACTTCAATGTGACGTCACCAGTTCCTGGGTGAGCAATAAAGTTTAAGTCTAAATCTGAGAATGTTCTAGTGTTTCTTGCCATGGTAATATTTATAGCTATCCAAAGAATGTATTAGGAGAACCTTGAGCTATTGCTGATCCACATGCAACCATATCTCCGATTCTTGCCGCAGGAATACGATTAATGAAAACTGTGGAAGATCCGGTTTTACATGTAGAATCATGGCAAGAACCTGAATGATCACAATGTTCTATCCAATGGTCTCCAACTCTATGTGCATTTAACCCATTAACAAATGTATCTGGGGAACCTGCATCATTCTTGCGCGGTTCAAATCCATCATGACCTGTACAAACATCTCCTAATCTAGTAGCGGCTGGCATTAGTAATATATAACGACATAACCACTGCCGCCCCAATTATTAACAAATCCGGCTGCATTTGAAGTCATAGTGTTTGTTGATGGCCACCCGCCATAGCAATAAATTGAAGTATTATGTAATGGGTCAGCAACATTTGGAAAATCTACATCAGTTGTACCGCCAGGAATATTATAATTACCACGAACTGTAGTTGAGAATAATACTGATGGATTTATATAACCAGATCCACCGCCACCACCTGCCATAGTATTAGGTTCAACATATGCTCCACCACCGCCACCAAAGTATCCACCACCTCCGCCGCCGCCATATCCTTGTGAGGTACCTCCTATTCCACCATACAAAGCTCCACCATAACCAGCTAAACTAGCACCACCAGCCCCAGTACCACCAGCTGCTGATGCTGCTAAAGTATTAGCACCATAACCACCACCATAACCACCACGAAGTTGTGTTCCTTCCCATCCACCCATAGCAATTCTTCCATCCGCCATTGCACCACCAGCTTGACCTTGTAATCCTCCACCAGCTCCACCATAGCCAGCACCAGTCCAATATTGACTTGAGTTTATACGTTCAAATGCATCCCATGGACTACGACTTGATCCGCCACCACCACCACCACCTGCAATTAATAATGCATTTGCTTGAGTGATCACACCAGTTGAGTTAAATATACCACTATATCCGCCGCCTGATCCAGCATATCTATTATCTACATTACTATATAAACCACCGCCACCACCAAATCCTCCAGTTTGAGTTGATGAATTATTACCTGGGCCCCACCAACAAGTCATTCCAGCTTGGCCAACAACAATAGGTAATACTTGACCAGCAGTTACTGGAATAATTCCACGGGTATAACCACCTCCACCACCAGTACTTCCAAAAACCCAACCTCCTACATTACCACCTCCACCACCAGCGCCCCATACTTTTGCA